TTATAGTTCGGCCTTATCGATCAACATCGCATCGCCATAACTAAAGAAGCGGTACTGGCTCTCCACTGCATGTTGGTAGGCATGCATAATATGCTCGCGATTTGACAGTGCAGACACCAACATGAGTAAAGTCGATTCAGGTAAATGGAAATTGGTAATTAAACGATCTACCGCGCAGAACTGATAGCCTGGATAAATGAAAATTTGCGTATCACCTGTCCAAGCGCCAATTTGACCACCACATGCTTGTGCTGCGCTTTCTAAAGCTCGTGTCGCCGTTGTACCGACAGCAATCACTTTATTGCCACGTGCTTGGGTTTCTCGAATCAGTTGTGCTGTTGCTTCAGGCACATCACACCATTCGCTGTGCATGATATGGTTTTCAATATCATCAGTACGAACTGGTAAGAATGTACCTGCACCGACATGCAAAGTGACGAATGTGCGCTGAATGCCTTTGTCATGTAACTTGTTCAGTAAAGCTTCGTCAAAATGTAAGCTGGCTGTTGGCGCGGCCACACTGGCAATTTTAGTGGGATCATGAAACACGGTCTGATAACGCAGCGTATCAATCTCTTCAGCTTCACGGTTAAAGTAAGGTGGAATCGGTAATGCGCCGTATGCGTCCAAAACCGCTAAAATGGGCTGCGAAAATTCAACCACAAACAAATTTTCATGACGTCCTGTCACGGTGACTTTAACGTCATCGACACCGATGAATAGCTCTGCACCCGCTTTCGGCGAATTACTTGATTTGATGTGACAATGTGCAATATAGGGATCTAGCATCCGTTCAACCAAAACTTCAACTGCACCGCCGGTCGCGCGCTTGCCTTTCAGGCGGGCTTTCATCACTTTGGTGTCATTGAGCACCAACAGATCACCTTCATCGAGCAGGTCGACTACATCGGTGAAATGTAAATTTGCATATGTTCCATCCGCTTTTAAGTGCAATAGGCGTGAAGCACTACGACTTTCCAAAGGGTAACGGGCAATCAATTGATCTGGGAGTTTAAAATTAAAATCTGAAAGTTGCATCATGAAATAGGGCTTAAACAGCAAAAAAATCTGTGCCTAGTATAATCTTTTTTGGTTTTTTGGGTTGGAATTGATGTTTATTAAGGCAAAATCAAAGTGATTGTTTTAAAAGTAAACACTTGTTGAAACATGTTGTTGACAAGAAAAATAAAATCGCTAATATACGGAGCACAACCCCGAGGTGGTGAAATTGGTAGACGCGGTGGATTCAAAATCCACTATCAGAGATGATGTGTCGGTTCGAGTCCGACCCTCGGGACCAAATTCAGAATCGTAAGATTCTCCAAAACCCCGAAGCCTTTATATATAAAGGCTTCGGGGTTTTGTCGTTTCAGTACATATGGTTTATTTAAGGTATTATTTGGAATATTGAGGTATAACAACCCACACTTTTTCCACATTATTATTTGTGGGATTTCTTATTTAAGTTATTGGGATTAATAGCTTTATGAGTTTGTCTATTTATAAACAAGATAATGGTAGTTGGAGAGCGGATCTCGATTCGTATGGCCAAAGAAAAAGTAAGGTTAAAAAAACAAAAGCTGAAGTGAAAAAATGGGCTGAAGAGCAGGAGCGTGAATTATTTTTAAATTATTCTACTCAAGTCGCTTTAAATAAGAAAATTATTCTCACGATGGATGAAGCTTTAAGCCGTTATGCTAAAGAAGTTTCTTTGTATAAAAAAACGGCAAAAAAAGAATCACAAAGAATTAAATATTTTCAAAACAACCTACCTCATGCGGATTGGCCACTATCTGAATATCGTCCTGAGTTTCTGAAGGAATGGGAAAATTCAGTGATGAAACGGTCTATACGACCGTTAAAGGCTTCAAGTGTATTAAGAGATTATTCAATGCTTTCAGCCTTTTTTAATTGGTGTAGGAAGGACAAAGGTTGGATTGATTTCAATCCTGTTGAAAATATTCGAAAGCCTAAAAAGCCTGACCATAGGGAGCGTCGTACCGAACTAGATGAACTTCATGCAATTCTTGCTGCTTTAAAATATTCCCCTGGTTCTATTCCCACAACCAAAATGCAAGAGGTTGGTTTGATCTGGCTTATCGCGATGGCTACGGGCATGAGATCTGGTGAAATCGTGAATAGACCAATGCATGATGTATTTTTAGCTAAAAGATTTATTTATTTGCCTGATACAAAAAATGGATCTGCTCGTAAGATTCCTTTAGATGATTTTGCTCTACATCTCTGGTCTTTGGCCATGAAAATTGATCGTAAAAACTCACCAAAAGTTTTTACAGTTTCAGATGCTTCAAGGGATGTATTATTTAGAAAGGCTCGAAGTCTTGCAGGTTTGGATAATGCAGATATTACGTTTCATGATTCACGTCATGAAGCTGCTTCACTTATGGCCAAGCGTATAAAAAATGCTTTAACGCTTTGTAAAATATTTGGATGGAAAGATCCTAAACAGGCATTGGTTTATTACAATCCGACCAATGACGAGATTTTAGAAGAGTTAAATCAATCTCAAGGACTCAATAAACTTATTTCATAACAAAAAAAGGAGCTATTTATGCTCCTTTTACTGATTACTTTATTCAATAATGAATACTTGCTTTATCAAAAGCCATTGCAAACTTTATAACATCTGTGGCTTTCCAACGGGGTACGGTTCTTTCACCATTTACAGACGTGGGTAACTGCCGACTTGGAGGGAAATGATGATTCTTAATGATGTGCTTTTTAGTGTAATCTTCTGAATATTTAAAATATTGTGCAATATCTTTTTCATCCCAAAGTTGATGCTCGATAGGGATGATTGGCTTATTAGTAAGTAGTTTAGCCATTTTTAATAAATATTTATCTAAAACGGATTCATTCATGCTACTTGCTCCATCTTTTTTGATTTCTTCGACATTGTGCATTATTTAGTCCCTCTGGCTATGTACTTTAAAATTATTTGGTTGGGGTTTTTTGTTGATAATAAGGATTGGTAAATAGCCAACATTTCACAACACGTTCACGTATGTCTGACGTGGCATTTTTAACTTCATCTGCAGGGAAGTTTTTTGACTTCACTGGTTTATTCATTTCTAAAAATTTATAGCGTCGACTTGAGCGGAGTAGGGTTCGCATCTCATTGATATCAGGTAGCGATTGATAGTTTCGAGCTGCTACTTTGTAAACTTCATTGAGATTGATTGCGATGCACTGGGCATCGTGATCATGATGGTTCAAATTGAATGATGCACTACGGCTGACATTCATATATTCAAAGGCATCCCAGAACTGCTGTACCATCGGATGATCGCTTCCCAATTGCTCTACACGCTCTCGTGCCATTAATTCTAAAATGCGTTTTGCATCGCAGATTTCTTCTAGATCGATCACACCTTTTAAAACGTGTTGTTCAAGTGCATCGATCATGGCTGATACTTGGGCATGACACAGAGCAATACGAGTATGGGTGATACCTTTTTGATGAAACTCTTCTTCGAGCACCTGAATATTTTCTGTATAGGTTTGCAGAATTTTGGCTTCATTTTTTAAGCAGTGCGTCATGTAGGTACATGCGTCTTCTAAGGAAATACGGGTTAGACCATCGGCAATTCGTTTCTTTTCTAAATTATGACCTTTGGTCGTCACTGTAATGTGTAAGGTACGGGATAGAATCGCTTCAGAGGCTTGAATTGGCGTGTTTTGGCTAATCATGATTGCACCCACGGAAAGGAGGCTCATAGGTCTCATTACCTGCTGTTTTTAAGCCCTTAGAGCGAATTGCTCGACCGTTGAAGGCATCTTTAAGTTCATCCCAACTAAATTTGGCTTTTTGGACATTGCCATTTGAATCATTACGATCGCCCTCAATCAGGACAATAGGCATATTTGAGGCTTGAGCAAAGTTACGATAAATTGCCACACTGGTTGATTTGTTAGGGTCAAAGCCCTCATAAGCTTCACGACCGCTAAACTTCCATAACAATTCAAGTAGCGTCGATTTACCTGCACCGGCTTGACCCACAAATTCAAAAATGGATATGAGGAGTTAAGTGCACGGATCTGCTCTGCAAAGTATGTTCCTGTCCACCATGCGAGAATGATCAGGCCATTTGCACCATTTAAGCTGTAGAAGTCTTTCCACCATGTGGCTTGAAATTCTTTCTTTGGATTGAGGTGAATAACAGGGGAGTTGGCTAAAGATTTAAGCTCTTTCTTTCCTGTTTTATAAAAATCATGTTCATTTTTGGGGATAACTTGCCCGTTATGCACAGCGTATTGGTCAAAGATATAGGCTTGATAATCTTTACTGTAGCCAATGAAATCAATTGTTTTAACTTCTCGTAATTTTTCAGTTTTACGTTTAATAAATGTTTCTAGCTGTTGATCACTGCCTGTCCACATGGCACCTGAAAGCACAGACATGACACGGGGCTTAAATTTACTGCGTGAAGCCATGTGTTCTGCAGTAAACGTCGTTTTGGTTTCACCCCATGGGCTTTGTAGGTGGAAGTAATACCAAGATTCATCTGTGATTTCATTGCGTTGAAAATATAGGGGTTCAAGCTGTGCATTACAGATTTCTTTGGCTGAAGAACAGGTTTTTAATGCCTGAATGCGTACTTCCTCTTCAGAGAGCATTTGTTCTTGTTGGGTTTCCTCAACGTATTGGACAGCTTTGTTATATTTTTCATAATCGAGTTCCCACCAGTAGGTACGGAACTTATGATTAAAAAAGAATTTACTGAGGTTGCTACCATAAAAATTGTAGATGAGTAGTCCTGCTTCTTCAGGTGTTTCTACAATTTGAAGCTTGCCAAAATGGAGATATTTCTCCTGGTCTTTTTCGTTGAGTTGATCACGCTGAAAAAGATCATTCCAGTCGAGTGATTTTCCATTGATGGGTACAGGTGGTAGGGCAGCGGTTGAGATCCAACCTTGATCGATGGCATGTTTATGGTGTTTAGGTAAAAACTTTTTACCTGCTTGATCATTGTCTAATGCCCATACCAAACGTGGTTTAGCTTTATTCAGTTCATGACAGCGTTTATTGATGGCATCCAATATTTGCGATGGATAATTGCCACTGTTCATATTACTCATGCTGATAATGCCTGACTGTGAAAGGGCAATACTATTGAATATACCTTCTGTAATCCAAATACTACCTGCATGACAGAGTTCATCTAACTCATGTATTGACCATGCTAAGCCTGTCCATTTTCCTATGAAATTGGCTTTCTGACGACCAAAGCGATCTGGACGGTCGATGATACGTTCCCAATAAATACCTTCAGCTAATTTAAAGCGAACTGTGGCACTGACCAGGCTTCTATTTTTAGGGGATTGGTAAAGTTCCTGTGTGTATCTGCCTTTTAAGTTTTTGAGGTCGAAGCTACGGCCATCTCTCAAATATGCATCTGCAGCCGCATTTGGATTCTCAGGTGTTTTAGGGTGATATTCTGACCAATCTTTAAAAAATTCTTCACAGATATCTTTAACGTATTCTTCATAGCCACATTTATTGATTCGTCCACATTTCACCATGCGTGGTGTTTCTGCATGGGTGTAGAGTTCTTTTTCATGACAGTTTGGACAGCGACCTTGGCGATACCATTCACCGACTCTTTTAAAGTTAAAAAGTTGGTTGAGTCTGTCATCGATACGACGTTGAAGATCCATTTAAAAACCTATAAGAGTTTAATTTGTTGAAGGCGATTGCGATATGTCGATGCTCTGGTCAAATCAATGGTTGATGAATGAAATAGCGCAGAGATAAAGCCTTCAACATAATTTTTTTGATGTTCATCAATTTGGGTTTGTATTTCTAAACTTGTTAAATGATGTTCGAGTTCCGTCTCCCATTGACGTTTGTGCTGTGGGAGCCCTGTTTCAATTTCAGGGTTTGGGTTGATGCTGTTTTGTATTGGTCGAGTCATTTCTAGGCTTGCTGCAAAACTTGCAAGACATTGATCATTACGACAAGACACAATGAGTTCATGAAGAAGAGGGGATGGTCTTTTACGACTTGATACGTGCATACGAATGCCACAGTGGGGGCAATAAAAACCAATTGATTTACTCATCGTTCAATTCCTTAACTGTTTTGATTAAACGACTTGGAGCAATCACATTTGTTATTTGAATGTGAAAATGAACCAGAGTCATGCATGTCAGCTCCCGACACTCACCTACATAACCTTTGGGATTTTCCAAATAAACCACCGTTCCCAAAATCTTTAATGGCTTGTCACAGACTGGACAGCAAATTTTTTCATTAAAAATGTGTCCATATGTTTCAGAAAGGCTACTTGGCATGAATCCCCCAGAACCCGTAATTTATGATTGTTTTTGAGCAGGGGAAGAAATTTTAGTTGTAGTGAAATTTGCTTCGACTAAATGTTTGATCCACTCATTTAGGCTCATGTCTTGTTTAGCTGCTTCGATACGGGCAAGTCTTTTGATTTCGGGAGTAGTCCGAAAGCTAATTTGAACTTCTTTTATTGGGTCAGTTGAGATCATGATTTTTTTACCTTTTTTAATCTGTTGACAGGTTTTTAACTGTGGTTAAGTTAGAACTTTGTTAAAATGTTATATAGATAATATTACTTCGATATACAGAAGTTTACAATGGTGATTATTCGATGAATGATAATTTTTCTACAAAAAATCGTGCAAATCGTCTGAAAGAAGAAAGAAAGCGTCTTAAACTTCTTCAAGTTGGTGCTGCTGAAATTGTGGATGTGCGTGAGGCTTCATGGATTCGTTATGAAAAGCATGGGGATCCACTTAATCAGGATCAAATTTATGCTTTGGCAAATGTTGGCTTCGATATGTCGTATGTTTTGTTTGGTGAAAAAGAAAATATAAATTCTAAAAACATCTTGACCGAATTATATGAGTTAGTAGCTGATGATCAGAAAGAAGGGCTTGTTTATTTAGCTAAAGCATTTGTAGCTGCTTATCCAAAATGCTGATTATTATAGTCTGTGCATCAATATGATTTTTATTCTTATTACTAGGAAGTAGCTATTATGTCACCAGAATCTATTGCTGCATTGGTGAGTGCGTGTGCGGCTATTTCAATGGCTTTATTAAAGAGCAAAGAATTAGCTAATTTTCATGAAAATAATTTAGAGAAACGATTTAAATCTAGCTTGGAATATGATGAAAAATTTTTTAAAAAAAATGATCATCAATATTCTAAAATAGTTAAAGATAATGCTGCACGTGATGCGGTAGGAAATAAAAATGTAGATTCTTTTTTGGTCGATTTGCTATTTATGTTTCATGAATACAAGCTGATTGAATTGGATGAGATGATATTTTTATTTGAGTCTGGGTTTAAAAAAGGTTACTTAAAATATAATCGAACTGAGGACCTACAGAATTGTTTTGAATTTCAATTTAGTAATAAAAATAGTCTTTATTATTTAGATAATAAATTAAAAATAAAAAAGACAAAAAGAACTTCAAAGATTTTATTTGTTATTTTATTTTGGTTGTTGATGTTTTTAAGTATTTTCTTTGCTTATATGATGTCAGTTTCTACAAATATTTTAGACTTTATTTTTTCCTTTATTTTTTATGATTATTAGTTTTCCAACAGGTTTTCTATTTTTAAATTTGAATTATACTATGGATAATACTGAACTATTTTTAGAGAAATTTTATAAGGCAGAACAAGAGCATAGAGTATTAAAGATTGAAAAAGAAGCTAGGGTTTCAGCTAGTCAAAAGAGCGGGGGGATTTCGAATTATAGTGATTATATTCGGTCAAAAATTTAAAGTAGCTCCCTTAAAAGGAGCTTTTTTATCGACTTATATTTTGCTTAAAATTGAGTGAGCATCATCTGATAAGCTTTCAAATATTTTTTCTATTTCAATTGGTTTGATTGAAGGATCAATAGAACATTTTGATAAAAAGTTAAGTTTAATGAGTAATTTCTTGATTTCATAAATTGTTTCTTCATTGATTTCATTATTCGGTAGTGCATGAATACGACGTGATAAAAATAATAAGTTATTGATATTAAAATATATAAATGAATTATTACACGTTGGTTTTTAGCACTACCCATTATTCATTGCGTTACCCTGATTTGATTGTTAATTAATGGTTGAAAAACCAATGTTTATGAGATCGGATAATTCATTGAAAAGTGACCAACTTCTTTCCGTATTTTCAAGTATTAGAATGGCTTGAACTGCGCTGATGCTTAAATTGTAGCAGTCAAATTGTTGATTATAATGGTAATCAATTTTTGCTCTTAACTTTGACCAGGTAACATTGGTTTCAATAAAGGTTTTATAAGACACATCTGGATTGATGAGATTATAAAGTTTTTTTGAAGAAACAAAGAGTTGTCGCTTATTGTTGTGCGGATTTTTAACTCTAAGAATTATTTTTGAAATTGTCATTTTTAAATCCTTATCAAATGTGCAGGCATGACTTGTTCAGGCGTGTGCCATTGCCATCTATTGATATTGAGTCGGTTACTTGCTGAGGCTACATAAGCAAGTACTTCCCGATGATGATTTTGCCAATCTAAGAGCAGGGGATTGTCATAAGCAATGTCGAGTTTGAACTTGCGTAATTGGCGGTAAAGCTGACGATTGATTTCAGGCATGGTGCTGATTTGTTCAGATGTCGCTTCAGGAGTTTGTGGTTGGTCAGTGCCCTGAGGTTTTTCAGTCTGAGGAACTGGCCTAGGTTCATGTTTTGATTTGGCTACACAGATCCCGAATAAATCTTTTAGTTTTTTATAGTTGATTGCGTAGTAATTGACTCGCATAGATTTGTTTGAATCTAGCTTATTGATTTCAATTAAACCCAATTCTTTCAGCTTTGCCACGGCACGTTTGATGGTTGAAAGGCTGAATAAACCGAGTGTTGATGCCCATTCCTCAAATGTATGAAACCACCACTTGCGGTTGTTGTGTTGGGTTAGATTTTTCTTACGTTTGTATTTGCCTGTTTCATTGAGTAAGTAATAGAGCTTTTGTAAGAAAGATGCAGCAGGCAAGCCTAGCTCTTTGCAGAGCATAGGCGAGGCAATAATGGGATATTCTTTGTTTTGAAGGAGTATGTTTTTCATATGTCATACCCCGTACGATAAGACTGCATGTAGCAGTCTTTGCAGCGAGCCGCCCACTTTTGAACACCGTTTTTAAAGCCATTTTTAAAATAAAATTCTTCGTCAAAAGGGAAGTAGTCGTTACACATGGGGCAACATTTTTCAGTGCCTAGTTCGGTTTGAATATAGATTTTTCTAGGCATGATTTAACCTCGTTTTTTAGAACGAAGAAATTTCAAAATTTGAGTGCTGAGTTTTTGAGGTTGGGCGAAATCAGACGCATGTAAGCGTTGAATGCAGAGGGTGTCTAGGTTTTGATATGCAGGTGCTGAATGCACACTTTTGTTTTGAGTGTTCATGGTCATTTTCCGTTTGATAAGTTTTAAAACCCATCATCATTACTTCTCACGGTAATGGTGACAGACTACACAGGGGTGAGAATATCGCTCAAACGGTTGCGACCAGCACAAGGCTGCCCTGCATAGCCTGTCATAACGACTGACTAAACAGTGGGCAAAAAAATGCCGCTTAGTGCGACTTTATTTTGCACCGTTTGATGATAAAACAGGTTCTCACGCCCGTTCACAGTTTCGCTGTGATGTTTGCAATATAACGATGATTTTTTTTTAAGTCAACTCAGGTGTGAAAATTTCATTCTTTTATATCTCTATTCTTTATTCTATTTATATAAAGAAGAAAGTGTCAAAATGAGCTCATGCATAGTGTCATGATGACCTTATCCATTGGTTCATTTTGAGCTAATGCATAGTATCAATTTTAATTTAGTTGTTGTAAATTCAACATTGTTATAAATCGTGCAAAGTTAGAAAAATGACAAAAAAACAAATAATAGATAGCTATATGGCAAATGCCATTAAAGATAAAAATATCAACTCATTTTTAGGCTTTATTGAGGGGATTGCGATTGATGGAAAAATAAATGTTAAGGAAATTGAGGCAATAATCGAATGGCATAATAGTTTGGCTGAGCTGCATGACCCTCATTTTGAAAGACTATTTAAAAAATTGTCCGAAATAACAACTGTTGATGGTATTTCCGATGAAGAAAAGAATAATTTTTTTAAAGTTTTACAGCTATTCAAGTCAAACGAATTTTATAAGAAGCATACGGCTGATGTGCAAAGGTTGCATGGCATCTTAGCAGGCTTGGTTTGTGATCGGAGCCTGACAATAAGTGAGTTATCTTTTTTGAATCTGTGGTTAAAAGATAATGATCACTTGGAAGATGATTTACTTTATCAAGAAGTATTTACCGCATTAAAACCTTTACGAATTAATAAGGATTTAACTGATGCTCAGATCAGTTCGATTAATAAACTCATTGCTCGTTATGTTGATGTTGACAATCATGGTCAGCTAAAAAAAGTTGTTGAAAGTGAGGATAATCCTGATTTTTATAAAGGTCAGTTACAGCTTGAAGATGCTGTGTATTGTTTTACAGGTGCTTCGTCACGGTTTAAAAAGAGTGAATGGAAGGATTTGGTTCAGAATAATGGGGCTAAGTTTGTTGATGATATGACCATGAGTGTGAATTACCTTGTGATCTGTAATAAAGGTAATACAGCATGGGCGCATGTAAGCTACGGTCGTAAGTTTGAACAAGCAAAGAAGTGGCAAAAGGATGGAGTGAATATCAAGATCATTACTGAAGATGATTTTGTAAGATGGGTTGGAATTGAATAATGAGAGAAAAATTACAAGAATGGATGGAATTTCATTCTGCTGTGATGAGTAGATTCCCTGGTCCTGGTTATTTGATGATATTGAGCTGTTTGATTGTGATGGGAGTAAGTTGGCTTTATCCAAAAATTATTTATGCAATTGCTAATTTTCAAATTATGGGGACTACACCTTATCAAAATTTTATTATTAAACATTCCAATTACGTAGGCTTGGGTATGTGGATTGTACCTATTGGTATTTTAGTTGTGTTAATGTTTATTAGTTGGAAAATTCATCAAAAGAATGTTGAAAAATATTATAAATAAGCCCTCAAATATGAAGGCTTATTTATAATGGAATAATTAATTTTGAATTTTTACTATGGCTGATGGAATAGCGCCATAGAGTGGATCATCATTTTGATTGGGATAAACCCCCCATGTATCCTCACTGGATAAACACAATAAAATATTACCCGTGTGTGCACTCAATGCGAAATATTTTTGTTCTGCTACAACGTCATTACTTGAATTAATGAGCTTTGAAACAATTCCATTTTTGATTACTTTAAATGATATTTTATAGTCTTTAAGTTCTTCATTGGTTAAGTCACCAAAAAATCCGTTAAAACTTTCACCGTAACGACTACCAGATTCAATAGATCTTGAAATGTGTAACCCGTTCCAACTTAAGTAAATTGGGCTTTCAAAAAAAATCAATTCTGCTGCGGATGCAGCCGATATAACAAATGACATATTCCGAATGCTTGAGAGTCCGAGCGATAAATCAAGAATAATTTCTTTGTTAATTGCTGCTGTTACATATAAATAAGCACTTTGTTTCCCTGTATAAGGCTTAGAAATTTCCGTCGGTGCATATGTTAATAGTTGGTCAACATAGGTGGCATTGATTGTTTGAATAGTACCTTCATTAATTTCACGACCACTGACCAGCGCATCAACTTCTGACTTATTGTAATAATTTGAATAATCAACTTCAGGAAGCTCAAACCACTTTGAGTTCTTGCGACAATACAGTTTGTTGTCAGCAGGTGTGTCTTCGATGTTGTTTGAATTCATAATTAAAACGTTGCCGAACGGAACACTTAAAACAATATCAGGATGATCAAGTTTCTGATCCACAGGCATTGGACTATTTGTCCAAAACAATTTAAGTCCAATATTCATTATGCTGTGATACTCCGCAGAATCTGAAATTGAATATTTTCAGAGTGACGAACACGATCATTTATCTCTAATTTGATATCAAGCTGTGCAGTACCGATTTTCCAATCTTTAGTAATTGAAACAGGTACTTCAAGCAAGATCATGCCAGCTTGTTCAAGTAAAGTTACGACTGGCTTTGCAATAACGTGTTGTGAAGAATTGATAATTGTTGCCGAAATTTTCATATCATCATTCAGCATCATGCCGAGATTAGTTTTAGTGTCGTAGAATTGAATGGGTACAGCAAAACTATCACCTATTTTTATAGTGGCCTTCATATTGGTTTACCTCAATTTAAATTTGATTCAAGTTCTAATTGCGTGATTAATCCTTTGGACTTGTTGTATGTATGCGTAGCTTTTTCAACGATCCATTCCAATCGATCAATTTCCTTTTTAAAACCATCTAGTTTGACAGGGGACTCTGTACTGATTTCAGGCATGCCCAATGCAAGGTTGATGCTGAACTTTGCCATTTGGCGTTTAATCTCTGCCATTTTTGCTTGTGCTGCACGTTCAGCTTCGGCTTTATTGGCAAACGTACCTTTAATTCTTTTTACTTTTCCTGCCTGACCTGAATGAGCGATTTCACGTTTAGCCTTGCCAGTATTCTGATAACCTGCAGTCACACCGGTGTAATCTGATTCACGATCGTGTTCACTGTATCTGAACTGATCTCCATCGCTCCTGGTCAAAGTGATCGAAGCTAAATCTTGACCTGAAGCGGATTTGGCTGTACCTGCTTTAAATATCAATAAACGATCTTTCTTCACCGCCATTTCAGCACCATTGAGCTTGGCTAACCGTGCCAGTAGATTGAGATCTGATTCATTGGTTTGGTCAATATGATGTAGATTGATGGCTTTTAATTCGCTGGTCATGATCAATTGCAAGCTATGTTTTTGTGCAATATTAGTGGCAACTTCACCAAAGGTTTTACGGTGATAAGATTTGGACTGAGCGACTTTGATATCACTTTTAAAATTGGCACTCGATGCTTTGATGGTGATTTGATCGGGTGAACCTGACCATTCTGTCTCATCAACAATAAAGTCGCCTTTATCGTGCAGTTCTTCACCGATAAAACCCATTTTACAATTGAGTCGTACGCCACGTTTTGGTAACTCTAAAATGCCATCACTGTCATCAAGCACAATGCTGAGCTCATCGGCCTCATTTGCACGATTATCCGTTACAGTTACGCTGATAATTCGACTGAGAATTAAATCATTTAAAGGCTTATTGTCTGCAGTAATCAGGCATGTTGGCGTCTTGATCATGTCACCACCTCATTGGTGGTTTCAGGTGCGGTTTGCTCCTCGATGCGCTCATCATCGGTTCGAGAAAGTTTTATAGTGAAATCGACTTTTCGAGGAACGCCATTGTCTAAAAGATAACTCTTGGTTTCATCAATATTGTCGATGACGTAGACACCGTATAAATATCCACTGCCATCCATGAGTACAAAGCCTTGACCTGTACTGGCCATGCTTGCAAGTTCATCAATCGCATATCGACGCCCGAATCCATATTCTTCATAAATGAGACCCGGTAAAGTAACGGTATCTGAGCCTACACCTGTGTATTGCTTTTTGGCTCTGCCTGTAGCCACTTCATTTTCAGCATATGTCCACGCACGTTGCCGCTGAATTTCGGTGAAACTCAATGTATCGATTTTAAATAAAAACTGTCCGAGGCTCATTAACATGGTATGTCCTTAATCATTATCGCTATAACTGCGGTTTTGCGCTGCGCCTACAGATTGTTGCCATTTATTTAGTTTTTGATCCATCAATACAGCAACGGCTTGCGTATCTGCTACACCTGAAATATGAATTTGTGCAGGGGCAAAATGATTGACGGATGTCTTAGTTTGAGGCAAGCGTAAAGGAGTAATCGGTTGAGTCTGAATGGTTTTAGTTGGGACACCCGTTTGAGTCGTTGCAGAATTACTAAACTGGGGTATTTGTGGAATCTTTGGAATATTCACAAAGGGGATTTTATTCAGTCCCGTAATGAGCATATTGACAGCGCCAATCACTAATCGGATGGGTGAAAGTAAATGATCGACAATGGTTGCGCCAACACTGACTACACCATTTTTAAAGCTTTCCCAAGCGACCATGGCAGCACCTACAAATATCACAATTTTGGCTGCAGTCTCACCAAGCCAAGTTCCAATGCTCATAAATGCTTCAGCAAAAATTCCGACTAAAACGCCAATAAATTGACCTAAGGTTTGACCATAACTGGTGGCATTTTGAAGTTCTTGATTGGTGGCTTGCATAGGTGTCAGCATTTCGCCCAAAACCCCTTTAAAGATACTCCATGCCCCAACTAGGGCATCCCAAATAGGCTGTAAAGGCGAAAGAGTTGTTTTAAGATTATTAAATGCAGTACGAAGGCTATCCATGAGTGGTGCAAGACCAATTTTGAGTCCATCCCAAAAACCTTTGAAAAATGCTTTGATGGGTTGCCAATAGCGATAGATCGCAAGTGCTACTGCTGCAATCAACACGATTACACCTGTAAGTGGGTTAGTCAGCAAAGCTATCGCCATTGCACGTAAACCAGTTAGAACTAAGGGGATAGCTCGACTGGCCAAGAAAGTAAACGCACGACTGACCAATTGAATGGTTTTTGCAATTAAGGTAAATCGAGTTGGTAATCCAATGCCGAGTTTGTCTGCCACAGTCCGAATGACAAACATTAAAATTGCTAACTTGGTAATGCCTGCAATTACGCTGACGATTGCCCCGAAGAAAAGGTTAGTGGTATATCGAACCCCGAGTAAGGCAACTTTAAATAGAAGTAGCTGCATCGCAATTTTGGCAAGTGAACGTACTAATTCTGGATTGGCTTTTGCCCATGTACTGATTTTTTCGGCGATGGCACTAATATGATTTACAAATATTTTTAAATCAGGTGCGATCGCTGCTACTAAGTCAACCATGACATTGGTCATTGCACCTTGGGCTTGTTCCCAGAGGTTTTTTTAAGTGCCGAGCTGTTCATTAATCCGTGTTTGTAGATCTGCTTGACGATTCATTTTTTCAATCGTGTCGTCATAACCTTTTTTATTTTTATCAATTAATAAATTCAGGATCTGCATATTTTCAGCATCATTACCGAAAATGTCTGAAATGATGCCATTTCGTTGTTGGGTGGTCATCGATTTGAGTTGATCGAGTTGCTTAAACATCTTGTCTAAACCACCAAACTCGCCTTTGCCATCACTAAAATTGAGTTTTAATTTTGTGCCCTTTAATGCTTTATCTATTTTGGATTGATCTAACATGGCTTTGAAGGTTTTAGTTAAGGCATTACCTGCGCTACTTAAATCTGTCATGCCACTTTGATCTGCCATGACCAAAAGGGGAGCCATTGCTTTAGAACCCTCAAGTCCTGCTTGCTTGATCATTTTCATGCCTGCACCAAGTTTGGCGAATCCACCAAGCATATTGGTTGGATCTACACCTAAGTAGGCAGTACGTTGAATGGTGTCCATTAAACTGAGCATGTCTGATTCTGCGGTTTGAGTCGCATCTTGCATTTTGGCTGCAAAGGTTGCTGCTTCATCAAATGGCATTTTGAGTAGAACTGCTAAATTACCCGCAGCCTCACCAGTTCCACCTAAAATTGACTTAAAACTAATGCCTTGTTGAACCAAGTTGGTCATCATATTTTGAAAGTCGGCATTTGAACCAGGGAGTTGTGCTCCAAGCTTTGTTGCAAGTTGATTGATTTTTTCAAATTCAGGTGCAACTTTTCCAGTGCTATCCATCATTGATACTTTAAGTTTAGTGCTCGCCTCTTCAGCATCAGCAAATGCTTTGATGGGTACAGAAGCCGCAAAACCGATGCCCACTAAACCCATAGCCGTGTTTTTAAGTTCGGCATGCATGGCTTGGCGACTTTTTTTGAGTTGAGCATCCCATTGTTTGGTTTTATTAAGAAGTGTAGATAATGCATGATCGGCATGACCATATTCAGTGGCTAACATCTTGGTTACTGAACGGACAGCATGAGAGTTTTTTTCAGTTTGTTGCAAGGATTGGTTATAGCGCTGTGCATCTGAACCACCTAGAGTTCTATTTAGATGGTCAATACTACGAGTCAGATCCTCAATTGAGTTTTCAGTATTATCTGAAAACTGACGAATCATTTTAAGGGGGCGAGTAGCTTCATCTACGATGGTTAAAATGGCACTTAGACTTAGACTACTCATATATTGACCTGTTTTATTGGCTTACTTCTGATCGAACTCGGGCACGTTCATTCCATTGCATGAGTTCCTCTATTTCCCAGTGTTCACATTCTTTCGGTGTCCAATGAAAAACCACGGCAAGATTGGCTATGACGTCATCAACGCTGCTTGGGATTTGGCTTTCGCACTGACTAAAAAACTCGTCAGTTCTACGGTTAAAGTGGTGTAGTCCGATACATCCATGGCGTTTAATTCAGCGACATTCAGGGTGGGTTGCGTGACTCGAGTCAGCACGGTATTGACTGCGTTAATGTCCCACTTGAGCACATCTTGTAGACTTAAATTTCGTAATGTACCGACATTCGGTTTACGAATTTGAATCTCTGTAATCGCAATTTCACCTCGCATAATCGGATTTTCTAAAGTCGCTGTTTTGACGTTCGGATCAGCAATCGCTGAAGTATTCGTTTCTTGAGATGCTTGTCCAGTTGGTTTACTCATGATTTTCTCTGATTTAAATTTTAAGATAAGTGAAGCTTGGTCTGATTAAAGACCAAGTAGTTTTTTGATATCTGCGACAAGATCATTGCTGCCGAAGCGTTCAATACCTCGAATGAAATCAAGTTCAACTTCGACTACGCCATCTACTTCCATACGGAAATAGGTATAGTTGTAAGTCATTTTAATTTCAGTTTTATCGCCATTTTTTGATGCACCAGGATCAAGCTCAAGTGCCTGGCCACGCATATAAATTTCGATGTTTTGAATGCTGCATGTATCTTGGTTCTCATAAATACCGACATAGCGCACGGGTAAGTCATTGGTACCGCAAACCCCAAGTTGACGATATTGTTTAACGTCAAAACCTGCATAAGTCACTTCACCTTCTAGTTTTTCATAACCCATTGCTAAAGCAATATCACCGATCATGCCTGCACCACGGAAGTCTTCAGTTTTTTTAGTGATTTTCGGAATATTGAAGCTTTCTGCTACAGTTGCCCACGAATGCATATTGACGAAGACATTAAAATTTTTAAGCGTTCTTGGTAGCATGTTTAAACTCCTTCAGTGGTTGAGTTGGCGCCATTAATCATTTGGGCGAAGTCCACTAAGTAACGACCTGTAATACGTTGGTTCAAGCCAAGATTTTCAAGTGGCGGAACAGGGGTGTAGTTATAATCGACCCACATTTGTCCTTGTTGTAACTGGGTCGTTGAGTTTTCATTTGGGTCATACCACACTGAAGCACCTAACAAGCGTTTAGCCCCGACGTGCTCTTGAAGTTCAGCATCAATTGAGTCAATAATGTCTTTTGCCAAGAACGGAGTTAAAGGCTCATCAACAAAGGGGAAGCAGCCATTAATAATCGTATCAAGCAGAAACTGTGCTGTTCGGGTTGAGACTTCAAATGCAAAATCGGGATCTGCAGAACAGGTGCGATTGCCCCAAAAACGAAACCCTTGATGTTGTATGAGTGTCGTAATTTCTTTACTGTTGAGATAACCTGCATCTGTGTCAGGATCTTCTAAGTCCCAAGTAATAGGGCGACTGATACCTGTCGGTCCAGTTAGTGGAATATTAGAAAGGGATTTGTGCCATCCCACTTGTTTATCTGTTTCAGCACGAAGGGCAGCAGCTGCAACAACAGCGGTCAGAATGCCTGCGCCATATAGATAGGTCATTGATAAGACTCCTCGGTTACATGGGATAAAAACAAGAAATATTAGGTTTACCACGCGTCAAGCTAGCCGCACTGAAAGTATTGCCTTCATCTAAAATATAAAAATCAGGTATCTGGGATAATGTTGAAAGCCCACGGTTATAAGGAATACCAATTTGAACCGCTTCACCGTGATTTATCCCTGTTTCAGCATATAAGCCATACTGTGCGAGCTGTGCCGTCAAATTATTTGTGATGGTGAGGTGAGGTTGTTCACTCCCTGCTCCTGAAAAATTGACGGTAAATGATTGTGTAATAGAGGGACCATTTTCAGTTAATGCAATCGGTACATAAACCTGCTGTATCCCTGTTAATTGATCCCAATAGGCATTTAATTCGCTAAAACATAAATAACCATCTGTACAATTCAATTCAGTCGCTGCTAAACACACGCCCACATGACGATGATTAAATTGCATAATGCTTGGGTTCTCGAAAGCAAAAACTAAAAGATCTTCGGTAGTAGTCTTAATTTCAATTCGATGGTTTTCTAAATCCGTATTTGTACAGAGAAGTCCTACATCAACCCACTCATAGCCCAGCGGAGGTGCAGTATCAATCAAGTGCAATACTTCAACTTGAAGCCAGATCGGTTGGACATTAATCTCATTAATTTCTATACCATCAATCAATATTGTCGGCTGAGCAGGAGTTGATGGAACTTCAGATGGATTAATTTTTCTAGCAAAGTGAAATCTGAATGAAGAAGTAGCCCCTACACAACTGATGTTGCTAAGGCTAACTGCTTTCCCAGAAAGACATTCCCACTGGTAAATTCAGGCCAAATCAACATAATTTCACGGTCTGAAAGCGTGTCACGGTAAGCGCTAACAAGCTGCATGGTTTCTAACATCACGCCATACTGATCACGTGGAGTGACATAAGAAAAGGCACGAAGTTTTTTATTGACAGCAGCGAGGGCTTGCACCACTGAAGGGCTTTCTACATCCGGTGCAATGTTAATTTTTGGCGTGATTCCCAAGATTGATTTTGCAGTCAGTAATGCTTGGATACCTGTACGCTGACCTGTTGGCAATGTTGTACCAATGACCAAGCTTTGGTTAAAAACCTCGCCTTTAAATGGGTCTTGAATACGAATAACCACCAATGTTGGAGAAGTAATAGCAGACATGGTTTCTAAACAAGCTCTTAAATTACCTTCAGTGCCTGAAGCTGCAAGTGCTCGATTGATTGATGTCACTAAAGTCGGCGTATCTAGTGGGAAAATATCTTGATCTGCATCGTCTGAAAAGGCAATCAGTCCGATGATATTGGTATCCGCATCACGCATTGGAATGATGCCTGAAGTGGGTTCTTTTTTAGATATTCCGTGATGAAATTCAGCCATGATGACTCCAAATTTGTGATGTAACAGTTCTGGAATCATCATGCTGTTTCAGATTTTATTATTCTATAAGGAGAATCCTGTTTAAGTCTTAATCAGGATTTTGGTTTTATGTGGTACGAATCCAAACATCGATTACAATTGATTTCTGAACGATGTTATGGGCTTGATCAGCTCCAATTTCCTCTGTTTTTAAATTGGCAGGAGCATCAGTTGTAAAATTAAAAGAGGGACGTGCGCTACCTCCGCTATCGCTGGTTGTCGCATCGATTGGGAGTCTATGTTTTGGTAACTCTTCAATGGTTAGTTGATGCTTAAATTTACCACCGGTACTCCCCATGATTTTCATAAATGTTGGTGCTTCTTCATTACTATCCAATGCACGGCTGACTAATGCATGACCATCACCATATTTTTGCCATGAGCCGTAACCCTTGTGTTCTGCCACTTCATCAGAGTTGTTGAACAATAGGGTGGTGATAAAAGGGTCACCAACAGCAATATCATGGCGACTGAGCATTAATTCTTTGATGCTATTGAGTTGGTCTAACACCCATTGTTTATTTGCAGTGACTACATTTGAGTCGATTTGAATTAAAACTTGTGCACCTGCATCTGCCTTGATATCTGTGACAATTTCAAGTTCACCGCCTGCACCTTCGGAAATGATAGGCTTATATGCCCCATGAAAATTGGCAATATAGACCAATTGGCCCGTGGTATCGATAAAGCCATATTCATGCATATTGAAGCCACCAATATGAGCTTCTAATGTTGCTGATACACGAGCAATTTGACCCTCAATTTGAACGGACTGAATGGGAACTCGGGCACGTTCATTGACTAAAGTTGTTCGGTTTTTTTGATCAATCGGTTCATAAGGTTGATTATTCGCATCCCCAATCACCATAGCAGTGAGTTGAATACTGACAACATTATGAGCTTGTGCAATTAATGATGAACCGTAATCAGTCAAAGTGACATAGTATTTTGCAGCCATAATTCGAACCTTATTAAATTGTAGATAAATAAACGGTTTCGCCCGTATGTGACGCACCGACAACATTAAAATGACTTTCTGTTTTAACTTTTGCGGTGATTGAATATGCATCTCGTGCAGATTTTGTGGCTTCAAGTGCAGTTAATACTTGAAGTAATTGATCGATGCTAAGCAGATAACTGGTGGGGATATTTACTATAAAAGTAAAAGGCGGTTGCTTTGGTGTGAGCTCATGCCAAGAGATTAATTGGAATTGTGGGACGACAGTTGAAAGTAAACTTTCAATGGAAGACCGGGTGCCACGTTGAGCATTGAAAGCCTTACTTTCTGTGATGGCATTGCGTTTCTGTGACTCGGCCCAATTCGGTTGCCAATACTCGACCCGATGCTCCCATGCAAGCCATGGTAAGTGAGGAACCGGGCAAAGATGAATGCGATGTAAATCAATAAAAGGGACTGGAAGTGCAGTCATTTTTTCACCAAGTTGCTCAATATTTTTTTCAAGTTTTGTAGCATTTGGAGGCAAGAGTTTAGACATCTCGGAACTCCGTAATGGTTAGTGAAATGCCTATGCATTTGGCATAACGGCTTTTGGCTAAAATGATGTCATTTGCAGGCGATGCCAAAATCACATTTTGTACGCCTGCGACATGCAGTGCATGATAAATTCCGCTACGAGTAACGTCATAGCCCAAAGCATTGACCATTTTGATGTAAGTATTTAAAGCCTCTTCAGCAGCCGTTTTAACCACAACAGAATCGGGACCAGGGAACAAAACCAAGGTGGCTGCTACAGTCCATTCAAATGGTGTCGCTGCTTTTACGGTGACGAAGTCTGAAAGGGGGCGTCTTGTGGCTGGATCCAGTTCGAGATCGACAATATTGAGTAAAGCTTGAGGTGCAACATCATCAATATGACTTTGCACAAATATGTCTACATGACCTGACAATGGTGTTTCAACCGCAATGTCTTTGACATGACCATGCGCACCCAAACCCCAAAATTGATATGCGCCGACTGATCCTGCAGATTTACTTTCTGGTTCTAATTGAACTCTACGACGCAAATCCTCATCGCTTTCCATGACCGCTTCGACTGGTGGATTGGTTGTTGGATTTGCTTCAATAATGGTTTTACGGTAAACATTTCGGTTTGCAGCTAAATGGTCTAAATCTGCACCTTTTGCATATGCCAACATGAGGGCTTTAGCTTTGGCATTAATTTGAGAAGTTTTAAGCAATAAGCGATATGCAAAGGTTTCCAATAGTTTAACGATTGGCTCACTTTCAAAATTTAATACTGGCGCTAGTTCAGGATCTCTTACTATGAGATCTTGTTTGCATGCATCTAATTCAGCTTCAAAGTCGAGCTGCTCTATAACATTAGGGAAGGGTAATGCAGAAAGATCAATACGATTTGAGCTCATGCAGCTGCTCCAATTAAAAATTCTTGTTTAACTGTCTGAGTACCTACCATGGTCTTAATATTGCCTAGAATGGTAATCAGCCAATATCCGACAACGGCAGTGGCTTGACTCACTTGTACTTGGCTAATCTTGATACGAGGCTCAAACCGAATCAGTGCGGTCGCAGAGGCATTCATAATTTGAAGTTTGGTAAAGTCATTACAGGGTTGATCGATCAGATGCGGAACAAGAGAGCCGTAATTTCTTCGACATAATCGAGTGCCGATTAAGGTGCTGAGAATGTCATGGATAGATTGGTATAAATGTTCGGGAAATGAATCATGATCTGTAATTGTTTTACCCGTACTGCGATGCATGCCTTTCATGGAATGGGTCCTCCAGAATTTTCTGATCCACCTTTGACACCTGATGTTTTGTGTTTGGTTAAGCTAATATTTTGAGCAATTACATCTGTATCAGAGGTGATATCTGCATTCGATGAAATGGCTTTTTCGGCATGCAAAGTGCCAGTAAAAACAGTTTCAAATACATCAAAAGTGCATTTATTGAGTTTAAAAACAGCCTCACCTGAAGCAATATTCACCACAAAAAAATGTTCACCTAACTGGATATACACCTCGTCAGGGTCGGTACTTGGGGGAGGGAACTCTTCAGAAAAAAGGCTGATTTGTGGTACCGCACTGGTGAGCTCACCACCTTGGGCTGAAACTGAAAACTGTTCTCCGATGGATGGACAGCGCCAAACTTTGACGACACCTGCAGCCATCGTCGGAATGGGTATCCAATCTGTTTCATTTTCATCAATTTTTAGACGAATTTTCCATGCTGAAGCATCGACTGCGATCACGGTGCCGATACTTGATAGGTTTTGAAATTGTCTTAAAAGTTGACTACTCATAATGATTTAAACGTAAAAATGCCCATGATTGAAAGCATGGGCATTTTGTTTTTAAAGTGCGAGGAGTTGAATCCTGTTTAGGGCTTAATCAGGAATTTCATAATTGGTGATGATCAGTTCTTTGCCATTATTTTCATCATGTGTTTTGCTGTTTAATGACCAACGGATTTGCTTTGAGTGAAAATAAAAACCATCAAATAACTCGCGTACTTCAGGTATATCATTCAGGCTTAAGATAAATTTGCCTTTAATATTTTTCAGTAATTCACGTAATTTAATAAAATCATCACGGCTGAATATATCTTTGCCATAGTATTTTTCGCAGTTGTAATACGGTGGATCTAGATAGAATAAGGTATCATCACGATCCATTTTTTGAATCAAAACGTCATAATTTCGATTTTCGATATTCACTTTTTGCAAACGCTGATGAATTGCAGAAAGCACAGTCTTTAAGTCATCACCCAATTTCAAATGCGGTTGACGCTCTACATGAGAAAAGAAATTCGGTTCTGCAACTTTTGCTCCAAAGCAGGTGCGTAGCAAATAATAAAAACGCGCTGCGCGTTGCACGTCAGTCAGTGAAGTATTCTTTTCAGCTTTTAAGCGTTCAAACTCTTCACGGCTAATCAGTTGTGTCTCAAATTCTTTTTCTAGTGCATCAGGATGGTATTTAAAGACACGGTACAGATTAATTAAATCCCCGTTCACATCATTGATGGTTTCGAGGGGAGAGCTTGATTTCTTAAATAGAACCCAGCCTGCACCGCCAAACACTTCACAGTAATGTTTATGTTCGGGCATCATGTCGATGATGGTTCGTGCCAGTTGAGATTTACCGCCCAACCAACCTGAAAAGGATCGGCCTGAAGCGTTATAAGTGGGTTTTGTTAAGGTGTTAGGGTTAGTTTTCGGGGACATAAGTCAACTCCGTTGGTAGCTCTGGGCTATCTAACCTGACGCTCTAGGCGTTCCAATGATTAAGTACTCGACATCGAGGACATTTTATTTCTAGTTTTACTGTGAGTTTTTCAATGCGACACAGTAATTTTCCGCATTTACATCTGAGTTCGATCATATTATTAAAAACTTTTGTATTTCAGATTCAATCCATTTTTCATCGTCTTTGCTAAAACCGACCAATGCACGAATAGGATACTTGGTGGCTTTGGCATAACGACTAGGCTTAATGGTTTTACCTTCTTGATGGACTTCCGCAATTTGTGCAGTACGTCCACCAAAACCAACTGCAGCATGATCTGCAGAATATTCAGTTTTTATGTCTCTACCAATCTTTTGAAATAATGCGCCTTGACGCTTTTTACTTCCAATTTGATTGCGTTTACGTGGAATAAAACGATTACCGTCTGGATCTCGCTGCTGATTAATTCTGTCTTTAGAGCGTATTCTTAATCCTTGTGAAATACGACGCATCAATTCTCGACGTTGTGCTGGTTCAAGATGCTGAAGAAATTGATCAAGCCAGTGATTTAATCCAGAATAAGCATCCATTATTCAGTCCCTACAGGGATAAATTTTCCAGATATATCGCTCCACTCCAGTTCTGGGCAAACATGGTACCCATCTTGGTCCATCACGATTTTATCGCGCTGTGGAAAATCAACTTCAAGATCAAAAGTATCGGTATCAATAATTTCAGAGCTAAATGAAATTTGAACATCATTACCTGTGACGTCTAAATGCAGCTTTTTAAGCTTGAGCCATTCCCGAATCTGCATAATGACTTCAATCGGATCACCGCGATAATCCAAAAACAGCAATCGAGCCGTATATTCCATATAGCCTTTTGCCTGTGTACCATTCACAATAAATAGATGACATTTATCTGCAGTCATTAAAGGCAATTTTTCTTGCAAATAAGGCTTTAATGGAATTAAGGCTTTCATGATTAATTGTCCATTGCTGCATAATTAAGTTGACCTGCGACACGTAAAGTCCAACCTTTGCCGTAGCGTGGCCAAGTGCTTAAACTGGTGTAGTATTTCAACCGTTCTGCATTAAATTTCAATAAAATATCATTCAATTCAGCTTTGTTGATGGCTTTGATGGTGAGATTACCGATGATGCCATCATCCAATACACCAACAGCCAATTGTAGTTTTCGTTTGGCTGTTCCCATACCTGCATTAATGGCAAAATCCCAAACTTGAAATATGATCGCTGAGTGGAGTGATTCAGCATTGATCTTGTCCCACCAATCTCGCTTATAGATATTTTTGGCTTGAACAAGGCTTAAATTTTTGATATCCAGATCAGGATAAGTCATGGCAGAAATACCATACTTTGTGCCTTTGAGTTCTCCTTTACCAATAACACCCGTCGTCCAGTTACCACGGTCTTGTCGATCATTGGTAAATTTACCTTCATGACCGATGAGACGTTCAAAGGCTTGATCAAATGTGAGTGACATAATGATTTCCTTATTTGTTAAACATCGCTGCAAATGCAGCTTTCACTTCAACAATAATTTCACTGAAAGTTTTACCTTTGAGTAACTGCATGGACTGATACCAAATCCCAATCAGTAACATGCCAAATACTGCAAAAAGCAACATCACAAAACCTTGAGTCATGTGTGAATATTGCTGTAATTGGTAATATTCAATGCATGCAGCTCCACCATATAAACTGATGGTTACACTAATCGAAAATTTTAAAATCACACCGATGGTGATTTTTATACGGCCTTGGGTATCGATATCACCACTTAAGATGAGAGCGAGAATTGCACCCATGATCGCTGCAATAATTTTTAAAAGCCAAGGTAATCCCTTTATTGACAGCGGATCATTCATCGGGTTCCCCTTGAGGAAAGTTAAGCGTTCAAACATAACTAATCCCATAATTTGATGGTCTGTGGTCGTTGAGCTTGAACCAGTTCAGGTAAATTAATGACTTGATGTTCTTGTAAAATGACTTGTTGCAAAGTTGAGTTTGCTTCAAGTAGGGCAGGTAACATCACCACTGACTGATTGCCGTAATAGCGATAAGCAATTGAATCAAAGGTATCGTTTTGCATGGCTTTGATTTGATTCATATCAAGCTCACTCGATTTCGTCTTGGTCTGCCTTTACTGATTAATTTACCGATGCTGTAATTCACTGTTCGACGTAAAGCCTGTGTTTTGACTTGTTGATTTTCAGCACGAGTTTGCCCAGTGGTGGTGGTGTCAAAATCTAGATTATCTTCACAAATCAATGCAGCTGCTTCATAGCACACTGCACGTCTGTAATATCTAATCTGAGTTTCAGTTTCGATATTGAGTAAAAGTGTTTGGTCATTAATGTTATCCATCGCAAGCATGATTTTTTCAGTCAGCAGAACTTCACCCTTGGATTGATCTAAACGCACCTGTCCTAACAAATCTGAAATACTGATATTGGGACGTATTGGATCAGGATTTTGCACTTCACTATCGGTTACAGGTGCGTTGAGTAGCATTTAACTTACTCCGTAGCTGTGGAGTCGGTGGACGCAGGTACTGAAGCATCCGCAGTTTGATCTGCAGATGTATCAGCCTGCGAGCCGACAGTGGCGTCGGGAGACGACTCGGTTGTTTGCTTCGTTAATAGTTTTTCAAGGGCTGTCATGTCTTTTTTACAACCCACTTTACTATCAAGTCGCAAAGCATTTTTATAAGCATTGAGCGCTTCAATCGGTTGTGCTTCTTTTAATGCATCCCCTAATGCACGGTAAATTTTGGCGCGGGCTTGATCCACCATTTGTTCACCGACACCGAGTTCAATGATTTTTTTAATCAGTTCAGCATGGGCAATAGCAAGGTCGGAATCATCACAAAAATCTATCGCACATTGCTCTGTTACAAATTCTGCAATGCCTCGGCTATAACCTTCAGGCATCACCATTTCATTTAAGATTGCATATTCAGCAATACGAACTGCAAGTTCATATTCGCCTGCATCGACTGCCCAAATCATTAAATTCACTAATGTTGTATTTTGAGCTGATGGAGAAACTGCTAGGCAACCATCGATGTAACCCAGATATTCAGGCAACCATTGCTTTTTCTTCTCAATACGATCTTGAATAGATTTAGTTTCTTTCAATTGGTTCATGTGACTGAACAAGCGCAATTCAATATTTGCCGTTGGTGAAGGTGGAACGGTTGCGGTTTTATCCGCTTCTGCCGTTGCAAGATCAATACCCATAAACACTTTTTTATTTTTCAAGCGTGGGTCTTGGCTTTTTGCTTGGTTTTGCGCTTTAATTGCGAGCATTTTTTCACGATGCTCACGCATTGAATTTGTTGACATTAGGCCTGCACCTCAATATTTTCGATCAATACACATTTGGTGTAATCTTCAACTACGAAATCTTCATTTACTGATTGAAAATCGACTGCACGATCCCATTCAGGCTGTTCTGCAATAGAACGGACCAAAGTGCCTGACTGAAGATAAATCGACAGGTTTTTAGGATGAGTGATCAGAATTGTTTTTGCAGGGAAGTTAGGTACATGTAGCGCAGGTAAAGTTCCGAGCTGCTTATTGGCGTAAATGGTACGTGCTGCCAATTGTTCCGTTGGATCTTGAATGGTATTCAGCAATGGCAAGTATTTATCGCTCAATACACCACGACCACAAATAGCGACTAAGCCACTTTCACGGTGTTGTACAGCAATATATTCTTCAACGGCATATTCGACTAAACCATCAAGCGTTTTGAACTCATTGCCTGCACCAATTTGGGTGACCAATTTGCCCGTACCGTCATCGATCCCTTCGTAATGTTGCTCAGGGGCAATTTCCCGAATTTTTTGCAACCAACCTTTTTTAACATCTTGTAAAAGTGGATTGACTACTCGGTCAGAGGTTGGAGCACGATATATACCGTTCCAACCAATACAAAGCTTATCTAATGCAACGGCATTGATGACCATTGCTTGAAGCTTGGCTTTGAATTCTGGGTGGTGTTTCCATGCATTGAGTAGTGACCAATAATAAGCAACGTCATAATTGGTTTGAGTACAGTCATATTCATCCAGTAAATCGAGCGTACCGACTGCTGTAGGTGTACGTGGTTTGACACGGGTGTCTGTGGTACCTGCAATGGTGGTACCGATCAGTAAGCCAATTTTTTGACCTTTGGCATTATCGACGGGATAAACATTAATTTGCTTTAAAAAGTCCGCAGACTCTTGATAAGCAGCAATGATTTTTTGTTCAGGTACAGGCTGAACGGCAAAACTATGTTTAACATCTTCTACTTGATTGGCACGGGCAATATCAGCCATATAAGCGGATAATTTTGTACGTGCGATGGGACTAAGAACGACTGCCATAATTGAAAAATTCCTTATTTAATAATCAACACGGTCAGCATCACCGCCTGCAGCTACAGGTGGATTATTGACTGGAGTCGTTGAAAGTTGAGTGAGCTGAGTTTGTAAGCCTTGAATCGATTGCAAAATAGGTGTGAGTACTTGGCTCAACGCATCTGATGACGTATTTGACTGTTCTGTATTTGGGGTAACAGGTGCGGGCTGACTTACTGGTGCTGTGGCCACAGGAGGTGTTGCATTTAAGGTGCTAAATTTTTCATTGAGGTCTTTAATACCATTTAAAGCCGTCACTAAACCTTGAGTCACGACTGCTTTAAAATCTTCTTCAACTTCAGGCAGCTTTGCTGTGGGTGTAAGTAAAGTTTTTAATTGTTTGAAGAAACCTTTTTGATCGGTTGGAACTGAATGGTTTGGTTCAGTGGGAGCTGTCAGTGACATGTAAATCTCCGAATCGGGTTGAGTGCGTAATGAAAATTGATTTGATGAAAACTTAATGGCTTGGGTTCCCAGTGATGCAGGTTGATCAGTCATGCCAAGACCGACTTGATAGGCTTTATTTGTGCCTGCAAAATTGCGATAAAATTCAATTGAAGGAAATATTTTCTGTCCATCTTTATTCATGGCCACAAAATTGGGCAGTGCAGAAATAGTGTTGTAAAGACAAAGTTTTCCACCTTCTTCAACTGCCTCAACTTTGATGATGTCGCCATACGCATTGAATGGTGGTTCAGGCGACCAGCCAGCAAAATGCTCAATGTTGATGCGCCCTGCATAGTGTTCAGTATTGTATGTATCCGCCATGTCTTGAATTTCTTGACGACTCAATTCACGACCATCGACCGTTTGACCTTCACGGGCAACACGAAAGCGTTTTTCTACACGTCCTTCTCCTGGTAGTCCCATTATTTAAATTTCCGTCTATGTTTCTGATATATGCAGTCTGCTTGTGAAGACAGTGATGTCGCAACGACTTGAATCCTGCTTAACGCTTAAGCAGGATTTTGTTATTCGTTGAAAATGAGCACATAGCGCTACATTAAGCGCATGAATACAGCACATCCTTTGACTTTTGAGAATCTAAACCCACGCCAACATGGACGAATCCTATTTGCCATGGGCATGACTGTGTCTGAAATTGCCAAACAAATTGATGAAAATCGGGCGACAGTTGAAAGTTGGAAACAACGTGAAGGATGGGAGAAATCTGATTTATTTGATGATGTAACACTTGGGCTTAAAGTTCGATATTTAGTACTGACTTTTATGGAAAATAAAAGCAATGCAAATTACAAAGAAATGGATTTTATTGGTGTTCAATTTGAACGATGGGCGAAAATTGAAAGATACCGTCAAGGGGGAACTCAAGCGGATCTCAATCCAAAACTTGAAAATCGTAACGATAAGCCGAAGAAGAGAAAGCTTAAAAACCAAATTACTGAAGAAGATTTAGTTTTACTTGAACAAGCATTTAATGATTTTCTATTTTTATATCAACAAGAGTGGATGGATGCAATTTCATGGTCAAGAATCTTTATTTTGTTGAAATCACGCCAAATTGGGGCGACCTATATTATTGCGTTATGGGCATTTATTGACTTACTTAAAACAGGCAAGAATAAAATCTTTATGTCTGCTTCAAGAGCACAAGCCTTTCAGTTTATTGAATACATCAAAGCGTTTTGTTTAGAAGTGATCGGGGTTGAACTGACTGGAGATCCAATCGTTGTCAACGGACCAAATGGCCAAGCAAGTTTATATTACTTAGGAACAAATGCTTTAACAGCACAAGGTCGTCATGGTGATGTCATCATGGATGAATTTTTTTGGATTCGCAGTTTTTTAAAGTTCAAAAAAGTCGCATCTGCAATGGCATCGCAGAAGATGTATAAGCAAATATACATGTCTACACCTTCCAGTATTTTGCATGAAGCCTATGCATTTTGGACAGGTACAGACAGTAAACGTAAATTGCCGATTGAAATTGATGTCAGTAAAGTCGCTTTAAAATTACCTTTGAAATGCGCGGATAGAAAGACGCGTCAAATTGTGACTCTGGATGATGCTGAAGCTAAAGGGTGTGACTTATTTGATCGGGATGACTTATTCGCAGAATATGGCGACGAAGAATTTGCCAATTTATTTGATTGTGATTTTATCGATGATTCTGGTTCTTATTTTCCACTAAAGGACATCATTCCTAATATGGTGGATTCATGGGAAATCTGGAACGATTTTAATCCCAATGAAACACCGCATTATCAAGGCGAAGTCTGGATTGGCTACGATCCATCTTTCACAGGAGATAATGCTGCACTTGCCGTGATTGCACCACCGCCCACGTCTTTGTCACCGTATCGAGTACTTGAAGTAAAGCAATTCAAAGGCCAAACGGCACAAGAGCAATCCTTATATATTAAAAAAGTCTTTGGACGCTATAACGTTACCTTTATTGGGATTGATAACACAGGGAATGGCCTTGCTGTTTCAGAGTATGTTTCTAAATTTTTTCCTGCACTCACTCGACTGAATTATAACCCCGAATTAAAAATTCGAATGGGTCTTAGAGCGAAAGAATTATTTCAAAAACGACGACTTAATTTTGATGCTGGCTTAACGATCGTAGCAAAAGCTTTTCTTTCAATTAAAAAAGCCATGACCAGTGGAGGGGGCAACAAAACCTTAGTCACCAGTCGCTCTGCGGAAAATGGCCATGGTGATATAGCTTGGGCAATTATGAATGGTTTAGAAAAAGCACCGATTATCGATATTACAGATCCATCTCAACAAGGCGCAGCACGTAGCCGAATCAGAGTATTTAAATCATGAATATAAAATCAATGCTACATCAGCAATTGGATCGGTTTGGTTTGTTGCAAAATCAAGAACGGGCTGCAGCTGCTCCTAGAAGCAAAGTGATTTGCAGAAATTTTGGGGAAGCAGAACCAGTACTGGATGGCCATGCTTTGTTTGAATATGGCTATTGTCCAAAATGGTTAGATTGGTATGAATTACCTTACGATATGTTGGCTACGGCAAAGTTGTTTCGAGCAACCAGTCACCACACTAGTGCCTTGATTGTGAAACGCAATATTTTGACCAGTGATTACATTCCTCATCCGTTGTTAAGTCGACATGAATTTAATGCCTTAGCTCTGAATCTTTTAACCTTTGCCAATTGTTATGTACATGTAAAACGTAATCGTTTTGGTGGGATTGTCGGACTTGGATCTAGACCGGCACTGAATATGCGAAGGGCATTGGACTTATCAAGTTATTATCAATTGGGCTATGACCAGATCAATAACCATAAATTTGAATCTCAAGATATGATTCATATTTTTGAAACTGATATTGGTCAAGAAATTTATGGCATCCCCAATTATTTGAGTAGTGTGAATGCAATTTTACTCAATGAGGCTGCAACACTGTTCCGTCGTCGTTACTATAAAAATGGTGCACATGCAGGTTTTATTCTACACATGACTGATGCGCTTCAAACTCAGCAAGATGTAGACGATTTAGAGGACTCGTTAGAAAACTCAAAAGGCGCAGGCAATTTTAAGAATTTATTGGTGTATACACCAGGTGGAACTAAAGATGGAGTCAAAGTCATTCCACTGGCTGAAGTTGCGGCAAAGGATGAATTTTATAATATTAAGATCGCCAGTCGTGATGACCAACTTGCAGGGCATCGAATTCCACCGCAACTCATTGGAGTTGTTCCACAAAATGCAGGTGGATTTGGTGATATTGAAAAGGCTGCAAAGGTTTTTTATTACAATGAAATAGTTTTTTATCAAAACTTACTGAAACAGATTAATGAAAGATTGGGGATTGAAGTCATAAGGTTTAAAGAATACGAGCTTTTATCACTGAGTGAGTAGTCTAGTTATTTATCTATAGAAATTTTTGAAAATAAAAAAGCCCAACATCCTGTTGGGCTTTTTTACATATTTGATGCTTTCGGTATAACTCCTGTCGTACCTGCATTCTCCGTTGCTGTCTTTTCTTATTCTTATCTGGAGCATCCTGCTCTCTATGTCCTCATGATAGGAAATAAGGGGATGGTCGTATAGACGCAAAACCCCTAAATCACTGTACGCTTTGGCGTACAAAATTGAGTAAAAACTATCCCTATTTTATCCGCGGAAATTGGGGATATTTTTGGCAATGGATGGATTGATAACATAGAAAAAAACTTAAAATTGATTAAATGGTGATCATTTTTATTGGCAAAAGATACCAGTTTTGCTTAAAAAAAACCGACTTGTTTCTAAGTCGGTTGAACGAGGTCGTTCTAGAGGATATGACTCAATGTAAGCTACTGATCTTAAATAAATCTTAAAGATGCGTTTCGTATAATGCCCGTTATATTAAATGGAACCAAAATTAGTGGAAATTTCACTAAACTCTAAAGCTGTAGTTTGAGTATTGGGAATATGGCCAAACACGTATTCATCTTTGCTTTGAAAGAAAATATCGAAGCTCTGACTCATCAAGGAATCTTGTAGGCTTTGCTTTTGATAGATCGGTGCAATTCGATTGATGTAATAATTCATCCAATCTATTTTGTTTGAAAAGGCTGAGTAATCTTTAAGATCGAGATATAAGTTTTTTAAATCTGCTGTAATTGTTTCCACATTAGGATTGAACATCCATACAGTAATATCCATGGGCTCTATAGCTGTCATCGTATAGCTTTTATCATTATCGATCCGTTCGATTTTATAAAGCTGAGCACCACGGTTGCTATAGCTGGAACATAGCAGCTTAGTAATCTCAACCTGAAAGTAGCCTGCACCTATTTCTAGCTCTCTTATTTGCCTTGATATTTCTAAACATTGAGGCAATTTATCAATATCTGAATGAGCTAATTTCTTAAATAGTTCCATAGATCGACTGATCACATAGCTTTCACCTGTACCAGTGATGATCCCATTGCCCCAAGCATTCAGTTTCAATGTATGCCGTTGGTTAAAATTGCCTATTTCTTCTGCCTTTAAAACGACTTCTTTATTGTCTGCAGCAACAACGATGCTATCATTCAGTTGAATGGCGATAATGAAAGTCATATTTAAGTTAAAAGCATTGAATTGATAGGTGTTTATATTAAGCCAAATTTGCGCTTAATTTTTGAATTTTATAAAGATAGGTAGACCTATGGCTGGTGGTTCTCAAATTATTATTAATAAAAATGGTATTACAGTGATTACACCTGGAAAGTTCGAGGCTAAAGCTGGACAGCATCTTTTTAAGAGTGGCGAACATACAAATTACGAACTTCCTATATTACCCAGTGTAAAAGAAATTGACAGAAAAAGTATGAGATTTGATCTAAGTCAGTTAGATTCTTTATCTGATTTTTCCAATACAAAATATAGGGTTTATAAGAATAATGGTAGTTTTCATGAAGGACTTTTAGATTCTAGAGGAAGAACAAAAAGAATATTTACTGAAGATACACAAGAGCTAGATCTTTTTATCGATCATCCTAATTTTATTGTTGAAGAGGAATTTTTTGTAGAACCAAATGATGATCAAGGAGATTAAACAGTGGCAGATTTAAATTGTCGTATCACATTTTATTATTTTGGTTCTAAAGATATTGTTCCTAATTTAGAATATAGAATTCAAACTAGTAAAGATCTTCTGAAGTGGACGCCAGATTTTGATAAAAAATGGCCAACTATAAAAAATATTCCTTTAAAATTTATAAAAAAAACAAATATAAAAGGGGAAACAGAAGCCCTTAAGGTACCAGGAGTATGTACCATTGAAGTGCTAGTTAAAGGAAAACCGACACCATTCAATCAATGGACATTAGTGAAAAAAATACACGTGAATGTAAATTTCCTTAAATTGAAAAGCATTGAATACCCTTTAATAGTAGAAATCCCTGTTAGTAAACTTGGAAAGGCTGTAACAGTATCTAATAGTAGTTCTAATCATGTATCTGATTATTATCAAGTGCAGTCAGGAGATACTTTAGAAATTATTGCTAAAAGGTTTAACAAGAATCTTCAGCAGCTTATGAGGAATAACGATATAAAAGATCAAAATAAGGTTAAGATTGGGCAAAAAATTTATATTGGTAACTTAAAAAAACAAGAAAAAGTATCAATTAAACCTAGTAATCCGAATGATTTTGTAGATATCAAATATGAGGTTCAATCAGGGGATACTTTATCAAGCTTAGCAAAGAAATTTAAGGTGAGTCCAAGTTTGATTGCAATGCAAAATAATATCCTTTTATCTGAAATGAATAAACTTCAAGTAGGGAAAATATTAAAAGTAAAAAATAATCGATCCCAATATATTTCTGAAATTATGAAAAAAGAGCTCCTTTTTTCCAAAAACGATGGATTAGCAATCACACAGTATCAACCAAAAGAACCATCAGCAAAACAGATTTTTATAACTTTTAGTGGTGCTCTATATTTTATTGGAAGTGCATTGGATATAGGTATTGCTTATGATGATAATGGTGATTGGATGTTATTTGCCTCTGTTGGAGCTAGTGGTGAAATTGATCCAAGTAAAATGCCTCATTTAACTAATAATGGAAATGCTAAGGAAATAGCTGAATTACTTAAAGATGAAAAAAAACTTAAAGAAAGTTTGAAAAAAGATGTGAGTGTTTCAATGGGAAGCACAACATTGAATGTAAAAGCCAAGCATGTCTCAGATTTAACTGGAAGTGGTTTAACTTTGACGAATACATTAAATGTGGGTAATTACTCTATTAGTCGGGTAAATGGTTACGCTACAGTAGATGATGTCGACACTCACGGAAATGCGGTAAAAAGGGATGTTAGAAGTAGAGGAATTCAGGACACTTTTGATGTAAGTGCTAAAAAAGTTAAAAAAGTAGTGGAAGGAAAACCAGTTTCAATAACTCACTCTGTCGCCAAATCCTATACTATTCCTATTTTATTATATGATCGAAATGAGCGATTGATGAAAGGTCAAGGAAAGGGGATTGAATATGTGGATTAA